AGCTTCTGTTGAGCAATGACAAAAGCTTTAGTTTCAGCATCCACAGAGGAAGCTGCCAAGGCTAGATTCTTTAAGTCAGTAGTAGCATCCTTAATACCTTGTGACTTTACTACGATTGATAATTCACTTGTCGTCATTGCCATATTAGGCTTCCTTTATCTACTTTGTTTTGCAGCCTCTATTGAAGCTCTGAATTTACTTGCTACTGATTTTCTACGTTCTACAGTCATATCTGTTTCAGAGTACGGAGCTGGTCTACCCATCTCTGTTCCTGCATGAATTTCTGCAACGTAAGCACAACTCATCTCATATAACATATTTGCTTCCCACGGTGTCAATCGCTTGTCAGCAATTTCATTCCATGCATATAATTCTTGCCACGTTATCGGAGTAGCCCCATTAGTACCCTGTCCACAGAGTCCCATCTCATAAAACAAAAGGACTAGAACCTCGGCTGTGCATTGCGGCAAAGAGAGTTCTAGTCCTAATTCTTGTTCTAACAGTTTTGCAGCTCTAGTCTTCTTTTCTTTCTCAGGTACGCTGTGATACCATCCTAGTTGTTTAGCGAAGAGGAGCAGCTCTTCAGACAGGGTTAGAAGAAATTTGCATTATCTTCCAAAGCTGTTTCTGCAAATTCCAACAGCCAATGATATTCTGGATTACCGTACAGTTCTTCCAAAGCCACTGTAGTATCATACTTACCACCGTCATCAGATTCAAGATGCTCAATCTTGTCTGTCATAGCTGCAATGAACTTTACACGATCTACTAACAATTGCTTGCCAGTGGTTTTAGATTTAACTTTAGCTTGCTGTTTTGCAATGAAGCTATCTGTCTGTGCTTCTGTATAATCACGATATTGTTTAGAAGCTTTACCGTAGATGTGTAAGGTAACTTTATTACCTTTATCATCAATCAATTCACCAACAGACGGGTGCAAGACGGTGACAGCAACAGCGGAAGTTTTAGCTTTGAGGCTTGACAATTTAAATGACATTTTATATCCTTATAGTTTGAGAGAATTTAATTTATGTTATAAGAGGGGAATCTGTGCTCCCCTTCTTGTTATAAGCTACGTAAGTAGATTACACCGGAACTTCAACGATGACAGAAGTAATCTCATAGTTTGCACTACCAGCTACCACGTTATCAATCGTACCAATTTTCTTAACGAATGATGTGAACAAACACATGAAATATGTAACTGCACCATCTTGCTCTTCTACTTTAACTGCGAATGGTAAATCTGATACAGAAGCTGCCTTAACCAGAATCTGACCTGCATCGGAAGCTTTAGAAGCAAACTCATAAGAACCTGACCCGTTGTTAATTGAGCCTTTAAACTTCTTGATAACACGGTTAGACAATGGGCTGTGGTTAATAACATTGACTGTTGCACCAAAATCGCCTACGTTTGTAATCTCACCAACTTCAACGTATGTCTTAGCTGCAAAACCTGCTTGATTGAATGTTGCTGGGTCGCCACCAACTGTTGCGATAGATAATTTAGTACCTGCTGCGCTGTGAATTTCTGACATTTTATTTTCCTTTAGTTATTCTATTAAGCGTAAATTGTAACTTTCATGGTAGCAGCACCTGAGAGGGTTACTGTACCATTACCTGCCAAATACGCAGGAATCTTGTCTAAATTCACAATACGAGTTGCTCCTGCTGCTACGAGCACATTCAAGCCTGCTGACAAATCTGTAGTTGTGGATGTACCAGCAATAGGATATGCAGCACTAGGAGCACTCCCTTTGATATTCATTGTCAGAGAAGCACCACCTGAGTTAAACAACTCTACCAGTTGATTACTACCTGCAATGTATGTTATAGTGTCAGAAGCTGCTGCTGTATTGACAACCGCTGTAACAACACCTGAAGCACTTTGCAGTGCTGTACTTGTTAATACTGCCATGTTATTTCCTTTATTAAATTTGCCTTACGGCTAGATAAAGCCCTTTAGGGGCAAATTTTGCTGCTAATAGTTTTCTTGTCTGTATCTGAAACGCACAGGAGTTACGAGCCATTGAGCTTGATACAGAGTATTCATAATACTACCTGTCTGTTCAATACTTACAGTTCCTGTCTTTGGTACTACAGGGAAGAGGTCTATGAGTGCTTGTGCAATTTCTTCTGACTTCTTTGTACCAACACCTTCTTTGGTGTATATGTTGAATTGAATCAACCCTGTCAATGTTTTTCTAGTCGCACTCACTGTCTGATTGACAGTTGTTGCAGGGATGATGTATAGTTCTATGAACGTAGCATCTGTCTTAGTGTAAGGCATGTTCTCATAAGCAATCGGTATTGCGGGAGATTGAGCTGCTGCCCATGCTTTCACTTTAGCTTCTACTTCTAAGCGTATTGTTCTTTGTGTCATGTTTAGCCTATCTTAGCTTTGATTGTTGTAATTGCTTTATCCATCATTGCGTAAGGAGGGGCATTCTTCCACCGAGGATTCTCAGACTGTTTCCAACCTAGAACTTCTGCGTTAATTCCGTAACTTACATTATTTGTGAAAGAAACAAAACCATCTTTCTTTAGGAATGTTTTCAGTGACAGGACACTGTTGGCACGATTCAGGCTTGCACTGCCGTATAAGTCTTCGGAGGTACTTAACTCATTGGAAAACTTATTCTCTGCAAGATACCACTGATTTACTAGCAAACCATCTGCATAGGGGGCTTCCCTACCATCTGAGTTCCAAGCAGAAGGACTGCCTTGAACTGTCTCAATGAATAAGTCTGAAGCAACCTTGGTAATCTTATCATTAACTTCTTGCTGAAGCTCTTTGATGCTTGCTTTAATACTATCTGCAAAGCTACCCATTTGTTTTGTCCTATGATTATACTACGATAGTGGCTAAAAGTCAATAGCTGTATTAGCGTATCTTACACAACAACTTGATTGTTCTAGAATCTTTTCTGCCATCTGACGTGATAATATTGTTTGTCAAGTCGTAGCTGCTATTAACAACTCCTCCTTCAACAAAGAGGGACGTTACGTCATCTTGTAATCTCTCTGAAGAAGGAGTTAATCCACTGCTAACAACCCAACTGCTTGTAACCACATGCTCACCTGTTTGTAACCATAAAGCCCAATCAAAACCATAGTCTAATTTTGCACTAGGGGCATGAACAAATTCTTTTTGTATACTAGACATTACTACATCCTTATTTTGTATTTTCTGGTTTCTTTGCAAACATGTGTAATAGTGTATTCGTACTCAGGTTTCCAAAACCTATTCTCTTTGCAGACATAGTGCTTACGCAACTCATTCAGTACATATTCAATTTCAATATTAGCGGAAGACTCTATTGAATCTGAAGCTTCTGTGGCAGCTAGGTTAGCAAGAACATCAACAACACCTATAACCAATACTCCGTCAGACTCTTCATAAACACTTGCGTTAGCTGCTACAATATTGGTGGTTAATGCTTGTAATGTGTCAGAATCTTCTTGACTTATTGCTACAGCATAAATTGCCACAGCAACGATGCTTATCAGAGAATCACTTACTTCTGTAATATTCAGGTTAACTGTCGCAGGAACATGAGAAGCTGCTGCTGTTAATGTGTCACCAGACTCTGTGATATTGGAATTAGCAACAATTGCTACAACACCATTACTCGAAACAACATCAGCAATTTCTACAAGACTAGCTGTAGAAGAAACTCTCACACTACTGTTAGCAACAACACTGTCAGAGATTTCATTAGCAGAGAACATCCCTGAGACAAACACAGAGACTGCAGAAGCCAGAGTGTCAGAAGATTCTGTTACATTTAAGTTGCCATTAATCTCATTAGACTCTACATTGGCAGAAGACGTTAATGTGTCAGATGCTTCTGTGGCACTTAGAGTTGCTACAACAATTACGCTACCAGAAGATGTTACGCTGTCACTTGTCTCTGTTGAGGACAATAATCCATTTACTCTGTTACTTGCACTACTAGAAACATTGTCAGAGACTTCAACAACTACTAAGTTTGAATTTACAGCGACAGATGCTGCAGAGCTAGTTGTGTCATTGCTTTCTGTAGTGTTCAGTGTTGAGGAAACAACTACTGTCCCGCTAGAGGTAACTGAGTCAGAGGCTTCTATTCTTGACAAATTCCCATTAACTAGTATAGTTCCTGCTGAAACTACAGCATCACTTACTTCTATCAAATTGCTAGTAGCATTTACTAGTACACTAGAGTTACTTACTAAGCTGTCAGATGCTTCTGTGGCAGAGAGTGTTGCAACAACAAAAACATTTACAGAAATTACAAGAGAATCATTACTTTCAGTGATAGCGCTTGAGGCAGTCACTAATACACTGGTGGAGGAACTGAGTGAGTCATTTGCCTCTGTTAGATTGGCTGACCCACTATTTCCTTGGTCTAATAGAGCTAATAATAATGACATCTACAGCTCCTATTAGTTTACGATATTACACCAGCTTCAGCTCCTTTTGAGACGCAGAATTGATAAATTGCGAGACTTAGATCATCTCGCCTAGTCAGTTGAGGAATGCCTTGTACATCTAAGATACCAGAGGTTTCCTCCTTGGTTGCATGGTAATTTTCTATTGCAACGATATTGAAGAAACCATTATTGTAAAATCCCTTACGAAGAGAGACAGTGCAGCTACCATCTTCGTGTAGAGTTAGAGGGAGGCTTTTGTACTCTAATTGTACTTGATCTAAAGTAATCGGCATATTATTCCCATCCGTATACAAAAGTTACAGTGTGTGCTATTACCCCTGCTGTTGCAGCAGTACCAACGTGTTTTGTGACAAGTTGGATATGCTGTCCAGCTTCTACAAAAATTGGAGCATCTCCAAAATCTAAAAATGTAGCTGACTGACTTACAAGAGTGCTTGCTGCTTGAGCTGAAGTAATGACTTGGTTGAATGGTAAAGCAATCCTTCTAGGAGCACGAGACGTAGCAGCCTCAGCAACAGCTAGAGATGGAGTTGGATGTCCAAAAGCTAGAGAGTATTGTGCTATAAACGGAGCACCTACTATAGCTGTCTGAATATAGCTAGACAATGCAACCCCTCTGACAACTAACCTTCTAGCCTGATTACTAGATACAGTGGGAACCTGATAGGAGCATATGATCCCATCTGTATTTACAGCTAATGTAGCAGTCTCCCAAAATTGCCCACCAAGTCCTGTACCTAATGCTGCAGTAGTATTGGTTGGTACAGCAGGAGTTGGATTGGTACTGTTTGCATAATTTGCTAAACTGCCCATAGTTCCGGCAGATTGACCTTGGTAACACCCGTAAATTCTGTTACCTTGTGTGCTTAAAGTAGTAGTGACATTACTACCCCCAAGTCGTACATTATAAGCCCCCAATTGTGCTTGGAATGTACTGACCCCTGCTGCACCACCTGTGATCCTGTGTTTTAGGAAAAACGGTAGACTTGAAGCCATTACTAGCCTGCCTTGTGCAGTGGGTAATGGTATTGAACCTAACAATTTAGCTCCTGTCCCGTCATTAACCCAAAAGTAAGCTGACACTCCTCCTAAGTAACAAATAAACTGGTATTTTTTATTGTTCTGATAGACCCAAGTACCAGCACCGTTTCCAAGTGGAAACACTCCTGTTATAGTCTCTGAACCTGAATTAGATAGAACCCCTTGCAACCCTGCTGAGGTTAATCTGAAGAAGCAACCATCTGAGGGAGGTGTTGAAGACCCCGCATTGATTCCGAAACCCCACTCAACAAAAGTGTTTGTATTAGGTTGCTGAGAGAACCCTAACTCTACGTCACAACTAAGTGTTTGAGTTCCAGTATTAGAGAATGTTGCATTTGTTGCAAAAATTGAAAACGCACCGAGGGCAGAGGAATTAGAAGTATTTGTAGTATAATTCCCAGCCGTAAAAGAAGTAGTAAAAGTTGTTAACGTATTGCTATGTTTACCTGTATTTTGTGCTGTGTAGTTAAAAACTTCTTCATCAAGAACTAAATCTTGAGAAACACGTAGTCTGTAGTCTGTGTCAACTTCTGGGGAGTAGAAGAACTTTTCTCCTGTAAGCCCACCATTATCGTTGTCGTTAATTTGTACAGCATAACCAGCAAAATCGTGGTCACTAGGTAGGGTTACTTTCAAGTTATTACCTGTATCGACTTCGACTACATTACCTGAAGTATTACCTTCTATTCTAAATCCTGCCATTTTATTTCCTTAGTCTGCCCATATATAACGGGCTTTAAATGTTCCTGAGAGTCTTTGTGTTGAAGCAGCTTGGACAGTAAACCCTGCTCCAGCAGAAATCCCTGTGCATGAGACAGCTATTGCGAGTTGAATCAAGGAGTGTTCATAACTGTTATGTTCTGCTGTGCTATCAGTCCCCATAAAATATATTTCTACCTTTGATGTGGACTGAATATTTGTATCAGTAACAAAAGTGGATACGATGTTAGTCCCTTGACCAACTCCAAAATCTAAAATCAGTATACCTTGACCTGTCATGAAATCCTCTCGAAATAATACCCTTTGGAGGTCTTACAATGTCCACTCAGTACATTTAGTATGGAATTTCTGTTTACCCCTAAATCTTCGGCTGCATTTTTAACTCTCGAATACTTTTTATCATAACTCCGTGAGATGAATTTTGATAAGTATTTCACGTTAGATTTTTGTCTAACAACAATTTCCCAAAAATCATGAACACCTGATTTAAACTGATACCCTGACACTATTCGCCAACTTTTATGAAAACACGTTGAAATTACTTTTGTGGTAGTGTTATTAAGTAATGCTGCTTGAGTAATCTTATAAACACACATCTGGATTTCTTCATCCGATGAAAATGTGCATGAATTACTGACATTCATCACACGTTACCCGTAGAAAGCGAGAAGGTATCTACTGTAACTGTTTGAGACGTGGCGAGTGAACTGTTATTCAAGATCAAATCAGTTCCAGACATTCCCGCAGTACCTTGGATACCTGCGACTGCTCCTGCATTATCAACGATGCGGAAATAACCTGACGTGCCAGTTCCAGATGCTGTCCCTGTCCACGTACCAGCTTTCACTTTAGAAGCACCTGAAGCTGCAGCCATCCAATCTGAAGGGAGCACCATTTCTACTAACAGAGTTCCTGTAGCTGCTGCTGCACAGTTTGCAGGAGCACTCCCTGTGTAGATGCGCAATTTTGCAGATGCGCCAATTGTTGTTTCGATAGCGTCTAAACGTGCATTATTGATCGTTAAGCCATATTGTAATGCCATTTGGTTTCCTTTATTTGCGCAAGTGCGCTTCAAAAACTATTGTGTTATTAACAGAAGAGTTGATTTCTTTTAGTGCGAATATTTTCCATTCGACACCGTTGAGAATTATCACATCTCTGTTAGCTTTTATTTCAGGTTGTTCCACTTCTTCACACGTATTAGCTTTGTTCATAGGTTGTATGAAGCATTGCTTGTCACCAGCTAATATGGATGTACCAAAGGAAGCCTTATCCCCCGAATTACTCTGAGGGTAGTCAAACAGAGCCACCTTGACACTGTAATCCTTAGAAGTCCTAACAAGCTCACCATCTGTGTAAGCACCATCAGAGAATATTCTAAGAGTTCCTACACCTCCAAACGTGTTCATCATTTGAGTCACAACATTGTCAAATTGTGATAAGCTCATAGTAATCTTCCATTAGCATCATCTGACAACTGCTTGCTCTGAGTTCCGTTGACAAAGTTGCCATACCAGTCCTCATTGAATTGTATTAAAGGATGAGTTGTGCCATTGCTTGCAGAATATGGAATAGGGCAGATACCGTTAATGTTAGGATTCTTCACTACACGTACAAGCCAATCCTTGTAATTGTTGTAAGCTTCACTGCCCCATATTTCCATGTAGGAAAGTTTCTGGTGAGTACGTTGTGCTAAGATTGCTAAGATGTATGTGCCAATGATAGGTACGCAAGCCTTGACATCGTTATTATTCTCTACTAAAGTGGCTGTGTAAACACTTGTTGGGAGAAAAACAGGGTCATTGTAGTCACCTACTCTTAGTCTAATTTTATCTTCGTTATTACTTAAGTCTAAGACCATTGTTTCTCCTGTTTGTTAATTTACTAACTGAAATACCCTCCCATTTCTGAGAAGGTATTCTATTAGCAAACTACACTAATTAAGCTGCAATTGTTGCACGAACAATCAACTTAGGCTTCATACAAGCATTGACGAAATTACTTTCAGTCTCAATTTGAATCGCTGTGCCATTAGCAGCAGGCGTTTCGAACATGTAAACTTGTTCGCCTAGTGTATTAACCAAGCCAAAGCGTTCTGCTGGGGCGAAGTATGTACGGAATACATCTGTACCTGTAGGGACAAATACTGCTTCGTTAGCTGTAATCAACTGACCACCTAAGTTGTCACGCATTTCAATGAAGCGTACACCACAGTAAAAGAACTCACGATGCATCGCAGTCACAGAACCACCTGCACTCAAACGCTGACGCAAAGGTTCTTGCGTAGAGCTGTAGTATGTGAAAGCTTGCTTGACGTTAGCGTGAGAAATCAAAGCTGAGAAGAATGTTGGTGAGCACAATGCAACGATACCAGACATTGAGATTACACCAGCATTATCTTGAATAGCTGCAATAGCTGCTTCAACTTTAGCTACAACGTCAGTAGTAGAAGTGCTCAAATCGAAACCAACTACAGTTTGAGCAACACCCATTTCTGTAAACCAGTTTTGAGACACTGTACCGTTAGGAGCATAAACTGTGCCAGCAGTTAACAACTGAGCACGAGCTTTTTCCAATGTTGCAGCATGACTTGCACGAATACGCTCCATCTTACGCATACGAACTGCATCCAAAGTATCAGCTTCAGATAAGTTTGTGTAAGCAGACTTACCTTGCAAATCTTTTGGAAGAATTTGATCGTCCAAAGGGAAATGAGGTACAGCAAATGTGTGCAGTTTGCGGCTGTAGTCTTTATTCTGGTTTGCACGATCACCACGTACACGGTCAAGAATGATACCGAAGTCTTTAGAAACTTCTTGGAAAGTTACTGTCTGTTCTGCAACAGGTTCATCTTCAAAAATGTTCAAACTATTGATTGTACCCCATGTGTTAGGGATAATATTTACTTCTTTAGTGTAATCAACTACTGAAAACGGATTACCAAAGTCACGAGTAATAGGCATGTTATTTCCTTTATTTTATTATGTTAGATTAGTTTGTGGCTTCAACAAAAATACCCAAAGCTTTCAATGCAGCATAAGCTGTATTTTTCTTCGTGTTGTCATTGTATGTAGCGTCTAAGAACAAGGCATCTTTGGAAACGACTACTTTACCACGCGCCAATACTAATACAGGAGTGTCTGTAGTAGCTGCAATTACTGTGTCTTGAGCGTCACCAGTTTTGTCACCGATGAAGATACCTGCTGGAACTTTAGAACCGTCTACTGCTGTTTCTACGGCAACGATGTATTTACCAGAGGCTGTAATCTTGCCCATTACAGTACCAACTTTTAAAGTTGTTTGAGCTGCTTGGTTGACTGTAACAACTTCGTTGAACAGTTCAGGGTTGTTTGGAGCGTCATACTTTTTGATTAAGTTAGACAAACGCTGTGTATCAGTTGCAAAAACTGGCATGTTATTTCCTTTATAGTTTAGTTAGAGTGCTGTGAAGCACGATATTTTTCTTCGAGTTTTGCTTCTAGCGCACTCTTCTCTACTGCTACTTTAGATGCATCAGCATTGCCTGACACACCGACTTCTTGAAAAGCTTCTGTTTGCGCTTCAGCTTCACGAGAGGTTGCCATTGCAGATACAACAGCATTGAATTGAGCATCTTCTAAGCCACCTACAGCAGCCATTAAAGCATCTGCTTGTGAAGTACCTACCGCTGCTACAATCTTTTCTTTACGAGCTACTAAACGTGCTTCTGCCGCTTTAGTAGCCAATTCTTTCTTTTCGTTTTCTACGATAGATAAAGCTGCTTGAGCTGCTTCAAACTTAGTAGTGAGTTCTGCAAAGGATGCTTGCAGTTCTGTTAAAGCAGATGTAGAGGTCGCAAGTTGTGCTACCAAGTCTGCTGAAGCATCCGTAGATGCGGTCTCAGCCACAATTGGCTGCTCTGTTGCTGTAGTCATA